GTGCAGGCCGGGAAGGCGATCCAGCGGGCCGAGGACATCCTGGATCACACTGCGCGGCTCGTAGGCGAACACCATTTTCTTGTTGAAAATGTCCACGGGGCCGCGCGAGACGATCTCCATCGTTTTTGCCCTGACCTCGCCCTTCACCGTGACCAGCGTATCGGCACTCAAAGAGCTGCACCATGCTTCACTTTAAATCACATGGGATCTTGACAATTACACCCAGACTCCAGTGGAGAAAGGACAAAGTAGGAACTAACACTCGAACACCAGCAAAACCCAGTGGGAAAGGTTGACCTGCACGCCGACGAACGGTATACAGTAGTATTAGAGAAATCTACTAGTCAGGTAGATCCTACAGTTCGTCGTTAATATTCAGCGAGCATATCCTCCATATAGGTGGAGTATGCTTTAACATTTGGATAAATACCAGTCTGCTTGTAAAAAGTTTTAACAAGTTGTGGTGTCCATTTATCAAAAACCTGTTTTCCATGAACTGAAAGTTCACGGCAAGCTGCTTCAATATTGTCGCACGTTGCGGCTTCGTGATTAGGACAATCACGAATCCAATTACACATCTCCAAGCAAACGCTTAGATCCAGAGGTGCAAACCAAATACCGTTCTCTTTACGGAAAGAGCGCTTAAGGTAAGCAACTTCAGGAAGTGTTTTATAGGGAATAATCTTCCCTGTTTTCGCTTCATCGGTATATATCATACCAAACGTAGCGTATGCCTCAGTCACATCTACCTGATTAAACCAATCAACAATAGAATCACTGAAATTGATGACATTATCGTCCCCATAGGAAACCATGGAGACTACGTCATCAAAATTAACTCCTGTAACTCCTGCTGCTTTTTGGCAACGATAAAATGCTATACGCATACTAACAGAATTATAGAAAGAATTTAAAACAGTGGTAATTGGATTACCACTAGGTTGAGAATGTGTGGAGCTATAAAACATGTTCTCACACAAATGAATGGAATTGAAGATATCCAAGAAAAGAACTCGTCTAAGAGTTTTATTTTCCTCGGAATCATCATACCATTCATTAATTACGTCAACAAACGATGACATAATACAGGAATTTAGAGTCCCATCAAAAGTAGAAAAATCACCTGCAAAAACTTTGTCACCAAAGCGACTTAGTTTTGAAGCTGTTTTCTTCCAATCAGAACTAAATGGATTAGTCCCAATAGATTGTTCATTCGAGATTCTATTTTCCATAACATTAGCCATGAACCCAAGGAAATACATTCTAAAAAGAATGAGATAATCCATAGGTCCTGCAGCAAAGACACGAGTCTTAAGTTCATCCACCTTTGCAATAGGTCTGCGTTCATCTTTAAGAGTATCCGTCCAGACAAATGGAGTTCGTCTACCTTGTTTGGCCAGCTTTTCGAGTCTCATAATGCGCTGTTTAACTTGCTCATCATAAAAATACTCATTGTTGCCAAACCACGTAGTTTTACCAGGCATCCCTGGTTTCTTCTCGAAAACCCAAGGATAACCGGGAGAGGTTGAGCGGGTAAGTCCTGATATATATGTGCTTAACTCATTACCACTAATAGCCTCTTCATAAGGTAAAACCCGAC